CACTGCCAGTGCATTCCCCTGGTGGACTTAACCACCGTGAGTACAGCAGGTCGCGGAAGGCAAAAACCTTCCCCGCCCCGAGCATATCCCTAACAGGGAATAGCTCAGCTGGACTCCCCCCAAGGCCAACTGGCCCCGGTCACCCTTTAATAGGGGACCCACCTACCAAGCTTGATGCCGACGTGCTTGGGACGTCCAGAACGTTCCAAGTGCTTCTCATCTTGTCCCGTGGGTGGCAAACCCAATGGGGAAGACTCATAATAATGAGTCTGACCGAGATGGCAAGTCGAGGGAATGGAATACGATGACGTATCCCAACTCGACTCGCTTCTCTCAAGTCTAAGTAAGCACTTGAGTAGGGCACCAGTATCTCCCAGTTCATCTTTGGGAGCTTTGGCCTCCACTACATACCCCTTGACTAAAGGAGTATGGAGGCTGGGGTGCGTTCCTTCGGCTTGGTAGCCTAGGAACGAGACCCTGCCCAATACAGGTGACGTTGGTACGACATCGGGGTAGTATCTCAACAAACCCCTAAGTCGCTTATCCAACCAACGGACCGTCCTCCAATAACCACTCAAATAGAGTTGGTTCCGAAGGGCGACCGTTGAAATGACACCTGCAACGTCTGCTGTCGTGTCGGGTAACGCTTGCCGGACACGGACGAGAGATACGTCCGATCCATTAAAGTATTCCCGACCACAAGACTCTCTGAACTTTCCAGTCCAGAAAGACTTGTCAGTGCCAACCTGAGCACCGAAATGCTCAAGAGCACTTACGACAGACAGCACATGATCCACGGGAACGATAAGATCGTCGCCGTAGACACGCACCGAGTCCGCCAGGGCATAAATGTCCCGGCGGGTCAGTGACCTGTTAAGCGACCTTTGAATCCCCACGAAGATCAATGTCGTAAAGACCATCGCCTCGATGGGAAAGCAAAGTGCTGAACCCATAGACGCGTATTTGGCTAGGCGAATTTCGCCAAAGCCATCTACGTCAGCCTTTCGGGACCTGGTAGCGTCCACCGCCCTGTGAAGGGTGGCGAAACGCCTCACCATGGCCCGTACGAGCTGATTCGAGACACGATCCGATGCATCGCTCAAATCGAGCGTTGCGGTATCCCCGTTAAGGGAACCTCGACGTGCCAAGTCTTGATTAGGGACTTGGTCGTCGAATCCAATTAGCTTCGGGAGGATGTCACTCTCCCGATAGCACTCGAGAAAACACCGCGACAAAGCCTGTTGCACATATTGCATGTGCGCGGGCTCCATCGCGATGATCCGAGGTGTCTTGAGCGTTTTAGGGACTGAGATAACCTTAACAGGCATCTCAGACCCAGGTTCGAGGAAGTGAACGTCATCCAGAATGTGCGAAAAACGCGCATTCGGAATAACGTGCTCAGAAGAAGGAAGGACTCCCTCTAAGCGGCTGGTCCAAGTGCGCAGATTGTACTTACCATTACTGGTAAGACCGTCTGCAACAGCACCTGGTCCATGCTTCGGAAACACAGCCCCATAATAGACCATACGGTCCATCTTGAGGAAAGTGTCCCGAAAAAGCAAGTCCGACATTTGTTCGAACTCGACAAGATCCTTCTTTGTCAAGTTCATGTCGAACTGTCTCACTTCCTGCTCACACTTGACGTAGTTAGACATCGCGCCCTTAACCCTTTTCGGGGTGCAGGGCAACTCAATCTTGCCAAACATCAGTGTTAACTGACGCAAAGCAATGATCGAGTCGATGCATGGCTCGTCAAGTAACAAGCCACTACTCCGGTCGAACACACGGGTGAAGAAACCTCCGAGAAATCGGGGGAAACTTCCTCCGCGTTCATTTCTGAACGCGGGGTGGATCCCGGCCTGACCCTGGTCTAGCCATTTTTGGATGGCCTTTCCAAGGTCCGGCAGGGTTATCGTAAGAAACGACAACCCCTCATGTTCGACACGCTCCGTGATGGTATTAATATCACGGATGGCGCTAGTGCAGCATCTGATGGCGGATTCCTCCGCCATCTGGGACCAGAGAGACATCAGGCTTTTCATCAGCCCTCCTTATTTGAGGATACTGAATCCATAGCCTATGACGCTCTCCCAACCGGACAGACGCCCTTTTCAGGACGTTAAATTGTAGTCCGGTTGGACCACTAGAGTACCTAGATGTCTAGGCAACCGCGTTATCTAACAGGCGTTGGGAAACAACCACGTGTGGTCGATCCCCAACGCGATCAGCAGACTCGCGGCATCGTAACGCTCGTCAGTCACAATGTCCAAGATGGAGATATTCATCTCCGGATCGAGGGCCTCGTGAATCGGGGCGTCAACGATGTAGCGTTTTCCCCAGGTGCCACGGCGTGGGCTCGCGTTAGCGAGCCTACACGCCTTCATGGCGTCCTGGAGATTCTGAGGGTAAACCCTCGGTTCGGGATTGAGAATTACTTCGATCCTTTCACCCAGGGATATACCCCAGGTCCGTTGTTCCTAGTGGAGAAGTTCTCCAACTAGCTCATTGATAGACAGGTGGAGAATATCGAAGACCACCACCACAAGAAGAATGACTTTATAGTCAACCTTCAAGTAGATGGTAAGGCCTTCATCTCCTCTGTCCGTAACGCGATCCACGAAAGCTCGCCGAGCTTTTGAACCTCGCCCTTCCGGGCTTGGCTCATCCGGCTCGAAAAGCTTATCGGGGTCTACTACGACTCACCACCCAACAACTTGGTGATGAGCGCATCCGAAGTTGCCGTGTAGAGGGTTTTGAAGCCCGTATACACAGCCAAGGCCTCCGTAGCCGTATACCCAGCCAACGGTACGTCAAAGACGATGTAGTTACTCATCGACACCTTGACGTTTTCCGTCGGCCGGAACGGGTCCGGAGACAACTTCGAGTGGTTGATCCTGAGCAGGTGCCTGTTACGCTTCCCATTGTCATGGGAAGCTTGCACCTGAATCAGCCCATCACCGCTTTGGTAGGTCGTCTCGTCCTCCATCGCGCTTACGCGCGGCAGAGGCGTTGTCGTCCCACTAACGGTAATGGATAGTGGATCAGAAAATGCCATAGGCATCTCTCCTAGGACTCGGGTCTCGAGCCCATTTGGCTCGACACTGATTGACATCACTACGACGAAGCTCGAGTAATTCCGAGCGCCGCCGTAATCGCTAACTGACGTGGGGTAAAAGAATCCCACGAGATAGCGAATCCATATGGTGTTGCCTTCTGCCGCCGCTTGGTTTCCACGCAAGCGACAACAGGAGACACAACAACCGATCGATTTTTAAGTCGATGCGGAGTGTTGTGGACATAGGTACTAGTGACGAAGCTATGCTCCATCACGTACCCATATCGTAACACCAAGCCATCATTGGCCCAGTCGGAGAAGTTAGAAATAACATCCCCGGCATTGGAAAACCAGTCAATGGCCCAACTCCAAGGAGCAGAGTTCCACAGAACCTCAGGCGTAAGGTCAAGGCCTAGCAAAGTCCTTGCCTTAGCTCCAGCACTCACCATCGCGTTCCGACTGAAAAAGTCGGTAGGCAAATGGTAAGTGAAGGCGCCTGAAAACCACACTTGTCTCCAAGTGCGGTCGATTCTGTAGATCTCACCCCTCGGCCTCACCATATCGTACAGCAACTCGTCGTAGGGGTCTTGGTAGGCCCCCGTGTCAAGTCGCCAAAACGATTGTGATGAGGTTGTCTCCACAGGAAACGAATACCTGCGCCTAACCGTTGATCCGGAACCACGCTCATACTGCTTAATAACAGTTTCAGCGTGGGCGAT